AGTGTCCTACCCGATAACTTGACAGTTGGCGGTTCTCTCGACCTACGTGGTACGCAAATCAGTGTCCTACCCGATAACTTGACAGTTGGCGGTTCTCTCGACCTTGAAGGTACGCAAATCAGTGATGAAAGTAAGGTAAACCGGAACATTGATGAAAATTCATTTTTCGAGTGGCGAAATAAGAAATACGTAAAGGCTGACGGTATTTTTTCCAAAGTGATTTCTCACAAAAGAAATGTATACAAAATTCAAAAAATAGGTTCTACGAAAGAAACATATTTGGTTACTGATGGAAACGGAAAGTTCTCACATGGTGAAACAATCAAAGAAGCAAAAGATGATTTGATTTTCAAAATTTCAAATCGTGATAAATCAGACTACAAAGGATTGACACTGGAAAGCAAAATGAGCTTTGAAAAAGCAATTGAATGTTATCGTATCATAACCGGTGCCTGTAGCTTTGGAACGAAAGATTTTGTATCAAATCGACTTATATCAAAAAAGAAAGAATACACAATCGCTGAAATGATTGAAGTCACAAAAGGCGAGTATGGTAGTTCAACTTTTCAAAATTTCTTTATTTAATAAAACAGTAGCAGTATGGCAGACGAAAACAAAGTCCCTGTTCGCAAAGTGGACATTCTCAAAAAAACGTTGGGTACGGATAGTATCAACGAACAATTCAAAAACGCATTAGGAGCAAACAGCAATGCGTTTGTAGCAAGTATTATCGACCTGTACACAGGTGATCCTCAATTGCAGACATGCGACCCGAACCTAGTAGTTGCACAAGCATTGAAAGCAGCAGTTCTGAAACTCCCAATCAACAAGGCATTAGGCTTTGCTTTCATTGTCGTTTTCAATAACTCAGTGAAAACAGAAAACGGTTGGGTGAAAGTCCCAACACCAACGTTTGTTCCCGGCTACAAAGGCTACATTCAGTTAGCTATGAGAACTGGCCAGTATCGCACAATGAATACCGATGTGGTTTACGAAGGAGAGCTTCAAAAAGTCAAAAAATTGTCAGGTGAAATCAACTTCGATGGTGTCAAAACTTCTGACAAAATTATTGGGTATTTCGCTTATTTCGAGTTGTTGAATGGCTTTGAAAAAACGCTCTACATCGATGTTGAAAAAATGTCTAAACACGCTAAACGTTACGCTGCTTCGTTGAAAAATAACAAGGATGTAACGGTTGAAACGTTGAAAATTCTTGCCAACTCAGAACAGTCAGGTGATAAGGTTGGTTGGCTTGGAAATTTCACAGACATGGCCTTAAAAACATGCTTGCGAAACCTACTAGCTAAGTGGGGCTACTTATCAGTTGAAATGCAAAGCGTACTTACTTCTGACAACGAAGATTACGACAGCACGGATGACCGTAACAAAGCAATCAATGACATTCGACCTAATAACTTGAATATCGAGGATACAGACTTCACAGACGAAACTACTGCAGCGACTACCGAAAGTGAAACTCCAACACCATCAGGAGATGGACCAGGTTATTGATTATGTTAGAAGTCATAAAATATGTAACAAGTGGATTTTGGGTGTTTGTTGGAACAACAATTTTAATATCAATACCTATTGCTTTTATTTCTGAAACTATAATATCGGTTGTAAAAGTGTATTTCAGGTATCTATCCAACAAACAGCCAAAATGAAACTAACTATCCTCGGAAGTAGCTCAGCAGGTAACTGCTATATTATCCAATCTGACACCGAAGCATTGATATTGGAAGCAGGTGTAACACTTGCGAAAGTAAAGCAAGCACTCGGTTTCGACATTAGCAAGGTGTCAGGTTGCTTAATCACTCACTTGCACGGAGATCACTCAGGCAAAGCAAAGGATTTTGAGCAATGTTTCCCTGTCTACGCTAATAAAAGTGTCATAGAAGCAAAAGGATTGCAAAGAGCAAAGGAAATTCAAGCAGAGAAAGGCATTAAGGTAGGAAATTTCAAAGTACTACCATTTCATGCAGCACACGATGTTCCGTGCCTTGGTTTCCTTATCAATCACAGTGATTTTGGGAATATGATGTTTTTGACCGATAGTTTCCTTTGCGATTACACTTTTGACAATTTGAATCATATTTTGATAGAATGTAATTATTCAGATGCTTGCATTGATGAGAGTGTTCGTAATGGTTTACATTGGAAAGTAAAAGAACGGGTAATGACTAGCCACATGGAGCTAAAAACGACCAAAAAGGTATTGCTCAATCAAAACCTTACCAATGTCCACAACGTGGTTCTATTGCACTTATCAGGACAAAACAGTGATCCTGCAGAATTCTTTGAAGTTATCGCCAAAGCAACCGGTAAGCCGATAACTATAGCTAAGCCCGGTGTTGAAATTGAATTAATCAAAAATCCCTATTAATCATGGAACTAACATTATTTCGAGTTGAAGATATTGTCCCAGTTGTAGAAGTGGTACAAATAGACGTAAAAAAAGGACAATTTCACGATAGAACTGGAAAGTTTGCTAATAAGTTAGTTTCTGAAAGAGACCAAGCTGTAAGAGAAGCAACCGGAAGCAAAAATCGTTGCAATTACCTTACCTCTATTGTATCATGTCTTAGAAAGCAACTACGTCAAAAAGACGAACGGATTATTGAACTCGAAATGAAGTTAAAGCAAAAATAAAATTAATAATTTTCATTAAAAACAGTATCATTATGGACAAAAATTTAGGGCTTGAAATAGTAGACCCGGAACAAAGAAAACGTTTTTTGAAAGACAATTGCGATGTTGTAGAAGACAAAGGTTACATGAAACAGTTCAGCAATGACAAAGTAGTTGAATTGAAAGAAAGACTTTCAGAGGTTTCTATTGAAATCAACGACAAGGAAGAAGAACTGAACGACATTAAGAAAACGTTCAAATTCCAAATGGACCCGCTCAAAGAAGAAAAGCAACTTTGCTTAAAAGGAATCAAAGAACGTGCAGAGTACGTTACCGAAACATGCTACACATTCATTGATCAGGCCGAAAAAATGGTTGGAACATACAATGCGGAAGGGATGCTTATTTCACAACGTCCTGCAATGCCTAAAGAGCTTCAAGGAACTATTCATCAGGTTTTGAGAACAGGAACAAATAATTAATTTACTCGAAAAAATTAAAATTTTATGGAAAACGAAAAAATGCAAGTTGTCCTGCATGAAGGACAAACAGAATTAGTTATCAGAGAAGGTAAAGCGCAAAACATCTTGGATGTAAAACCGCCAGTAAAAATTGCACTTGTAGGAGTTATTGGCGCACCTACTGAATTTTTGGCAAGGAGATTTCAGCATTGTGTGGATGCAGCAAAACCTGATTGTATTGAGATGCTTGCCCACTTTGATCCTACCCGATTACACGTTTTAGTAAATCGTGAGGATGTAAAAATTACCCTCGTTATTGACGAACACGATGAATACAAGCGTGGAACTGTTGTTGGATCACTTGAACTTCACCCTAAGTTTGTAGAGTTCGGAATAAATGACAGCAAAAAGCTGTGGGAGCCAAACGAGCTTGGCCAGTTCTTGAAAATGAACCGGGCGTTTTTCCCTGACCGTTCAAAGAACATGACTTTGGTTAGCGAGTTGAAAAATTTCGTTGGGAAAGTTGATTCAACAATTGAACAGCAGAAAGAAGACAAAGGAAGTTTTAAGGACAATTTCAGTGCGGTTGTAACCTCCAACCTACCCGATTCTTTCAGCGTTCAACTACCGGTATTTAAAGGCACAAAACCCGAAATAATCGATGTTGAATTCTATGCAAGTGTAAGTGGTCGTGAGATTTTCGTTCAACTGGTATCGCCAGGTGCTAACGAACTGTTTGAATCAATAAGGGACACTGTAATTGACGAACAGATTGAAGCTATTCGAAAAATTGCACCCAACATTGTAATTATCGAGCAGTAAAAAGGGAAACGTAATGCAATCACAAAAATTTAATTCTTTTTCGTGGGATTATTTCAAAAATGTGATTGCATTACACTCACTTTTATATATCTTTACATCCTCAATCAATAGGAGTAGCAGCCTAGATAAAAATTTTACGACCCCTTTTTTCCTATTCCGACCTGCTACTCGGAAGTTTGGAAAATTGGGGTTTCGTTTTATACACAAATGAAGACACTATATTTCAAAAAAGAGAACGGAGAAATTAAGGAAGAAGAACAGCTATTCAAGCAATTGAAGCAGTCATTCCTTAGTCTTAAAAATGGTGATTATGAGATAGTTCATAAGCTATTCAAGAAGAACCGTTCTAACGATCAAAATGCTTTAATGTGGTTGTGGTTCACATGCTTAGAAGACGAAACAGGACAAGACAAGCAAGACATTCACGATTATTATTGCAAGCTATTCTTAAGGCGTGAAGTAGTAATCAACAACAAGCGTGAAGTAGTAGTTTCCGGCACAAAAAATCTGAAAACTGATGTAATGGCTAACTTCCTCACTAAAGTACAAGCAGATGCAGCAAGTGAGTTTGGTTGTCAGTTACCTACACGTGAAGACCTGCATTTCGAGGAATTCAGGAGACAATACGAACGGTTTAATTCTCATAACGATGGCAGATAATAAGTCAGGGTTTAAATTCTACAATGTAGATACAGACCGGTATCAGGACATGAAAATAAAACGGCTAAAGAAGAAGTATAGCTGTAATGGAATTGCTGTCTACGACTACATACTTTGTGAGGTTTACAGGGTTCGTGGTTGCTTTACAGAGTGGGATGATAACTTCTTGTTTGACGTAGCAGATTACTTTTCGATAGAAGAACAATTGGTTACTGAAATAGTGAATTTCTGTTGCAATGTAGGTCTTTTCGATAAGATTGTTTTTGCCAAATTATCAATCATTACTTCGCGAACAATTCAAGAAAGATTTGTCGACATGAGTAGACGAGCCAAACGAACAGGCGTAAATATTCCCGAAGAAATACACATTATTCGGGAAGTATCGCCAAAAGTTCGGGAAGAAAGTGGAAATACTCAGGAACTTTCAGACAGAGTAGAGAAGAGTAAAGAAGAAGAGAAAAAAGAAGAGGAAAGTAGAGGAAATTACTCACCCAAATATTTTGTCGAAATTGACGAGTTAGAACAATTCCTGAAAGATGATACAGAGTGGTGCGATATTGTTTGCTCACAGAATGGATTTAGTCCTGATCAGATAAATGAGTTTCATGGTTTCATAGAAAAATTTGTATCAAATCTCCGTCAGAAAAAAGTACCCGGCAAGTCCCCGAAAGAAGCTTATGATCACTTTGTGAATTGGTTTATAAAGCAACTCCAAAATTCAAAACAGAATGGAACTGAACAGAAAAGAAATAGCACAAGTGACAGGCAAAGTCAATTGCTTGCAGAAGTTGCCGAAGTTATCGCCACAAATTGAAAAGTTCAAAGAGCAGTTAGGTACAATTACTCAGTACCTGGAGCGATTCAACCCAACGTCTGTACAAGATGGATTGCTTAGAGCTAGAGCCGGATTTGTAGAATGCAAGTCATACGATTTACCAACCTTGGAAATGTCGGCACAGATTTACGGAGAAAAGGCCATTGTCGTATGGATCAAGATTCAACTTGAAAACCTCAATGAATACTGTGGAGTAAAGGAAAAAATGTCACTAGAACAACTTAGCGAAGTTTCGAAAATAATCTTTTACACCTATCCACAATTGAACATTGCTGAAATAGCTTTTTTCATTTTGAAATTCAAATCAGGCTATTTTGGACAGTTCTATGGCTGTGTTGATCCATTGAAAATTTCTTCCGCATTCTGCCAATTTATGATGGATAGAATGGATGCTTTAAACGCTGCACAGCGAGATAGTAAACGTCAAGAGATAGAATGGAGCGTACAAAACGATATGGCTCAAAAGTTACTGAAAGAAAGAATTATTCGGAAACGAAAAAAAATAATGTCAATAAAAAAAATCAGAATCAAACGAATTAAAAAGTAGCAGTATGGACGAAAACAAAAAAAATGAGTTTTTGATTTTCACAAAGAAATTTGATACACTCGAAGATGTCCTTAAGGACAAAGAGTTTCAAACGTTTCTATCCAGTGAAATGGATAGTGTGAAGAAAGGCAGAATGGTAGAACCACCTGCAGGATTCAGGTACAAACGAGACGGATATGATCAGTTAAAAGAAAATGGTCGTTTCAGAGTTGAATACATTATCAGTCAGTACTCATTGATTGAACAAAAGAAATGCGAACTGCCAGGTTCGATCAGAAAATTTATTGAGGGTCTTGTGATCAGTGCAACTGTAAAAATGCGAGACTTCTATTCTATCAGAGTCACCGAAGGATTGATATTTACAGGAAAGAATTTCACAGGTCGTGTTGAAATCCTAGCATTCGATTTCCCTAACAAAATACTGAAAGTGGAGTGTACAACCAAAACCAACGAACAGTTCAACACATGGCCTGAGGATTGGGATTTACAGCACACCATTTGGGGCTTTGAAAGCGGTGAATACTTCGCTGCAACATTTGAAAATTATCCACCAACAAAAATTCAAGCAGTATGAGCGAGTCAATGACAAATGCAATGGAATCTTTCAAGGAAGTTCGAAAAGCAACGAAAATTAAAACCCATGTTCTTTGGATTTCTCCAACGTTTCCACATGATCATCCGAGAAAGGGAGAAAGAACAGATTTCCCCTGTAAGATTTTAAATGCAATTGGTTTCAGTGGTGGTCACATGGAATTATATGCAAGATGTCTCACTTCATGTAAGCGACCATGCTACAGAAGAATGATTGAGCCAAAACTTCATACTTGTCGGGCTGACTCCAAAAACAGCAAAAAAAAGAAAGGAGCTTACGAAGAATGGAAACGAAAGATTGACGAAGTAAACCGTGGCGAAGCAATTCTTTCAGTACGGATGTGGTCGGGAAGTGCTTACAATAGACTACACGATGGAAGTCACCCTGTCGAAATTGCTCAGTTTGATAAAGATTCAGGAATTGGAGTACAACGGTTAGGATTCAGTAGAAAGATTGATTATCCATTCATTGAAAATGGAAAAGATGGTGATTTATACCCAATCTTAGATATTGAAAAAATAGCCCAAAATGATGGCTTATCCTTCGCTGATTTCAGATCATGGTTTATGAAAGCAGACCTATCAAAACCAGTTGCTCTTATTCACTTCACTAAATTCAGATATTGATATGAAAGACTTAAAAATGTTTCAAATTGAAGCGATAGATGAAATGTTCTGCATTATCGCAACTGACTCACAACACGCAAAAGAGATCCTCTTCAAAGAAGAAGATTCAATCCAACCCGATGAAATCATTGATACTAATGAATTGTCGGAAGAAGAAATGAAAGAACGCACTATTCTTGCAAATGTAGACATGGAATTGCCTGAAATGAACTTGTTTGACTATTTCAGAGAATACAAAGGAGAAGGTGGACCCGGTGAATTAGTTTGTTCAACGCTTTACGTAGATTGATATGGACAGTAAAGTTGTATTGACCGACAAAAGCCCAATGCCATTTGGTAAACATAAAGGAGTTGAAATGGCAAATGTGCCCGGAGATTATTTGCTTTGGTTGTATGCTGAATATACTTCTCCAAATCCAAGGTTTGGATTTATAAATCATCCAGTCAAAGCGTACATTGAAGATAATTTGGACGTAATAAAGAAAGAGGTCAGGAAATGAAAAAATATAATCAAAAACCATATTGGTTCATTATAAAAGGTGAAAAGCATTTGAATTTTTGTGGATATACCCCAAGATTTTGGACTTTGAATAATGAGTGTTCACACTATTTTCTATTAAATAGATGCCCTGATTCTCCCGAATGTATCGGATGCAATGCAATAAAATGCTTAACAGAACAAGAAGCGAAAGACAAATGTAAAGAAGCATTGACATTGAAACAATACGGCAATTTCTATTGGTACATAAATGAACAGAAACACACATTTGGATTTGCAGTACATTTCCCTAGATTTGAATCAGAAGGGATTGGATTTGTTAATTTTCATTGTGTCCTTTCTGAAATAATTTCTACTGATGAAATAACAATTAAATAGCATATTAGAACATGAAAACAGCACTAATCATCTTTGCAATTTTGGTAATTATCAGAATTGTAACAAAGCCTAAAACAAGGCTTCTGTCTTATAAAATGCAGACGTTCCAAGCACTTAATTCTGATTGTACCACAATCGACATGGAGCTTGAACGAACAAGAGTATTCGGATTGATAAAGTATAATGTTGAAAGTACTTACGACATTCCTGATGGTCAATCCTTGAAGAAACATTTCAACCATTGGGATAAATTAATTGAAACTAAAAAACCTCTGAAATGACTACCTACGACATTAAACGACTAGCCCTAGTTTTAGCTGTTCAGGCAGACATAGAAGGAATGAAAGCTTTCAACAAAAACAGAGAGTTAAATGGTATGTGCGTAGGGTATGACGAAGCGCAATTTTTTTGCAAAGCAGAGGAATTACGAAATTTAGCAGCAATACACGATGAACAACTTTAAAATATAACCATGGCAATATCACAAGACCACTTGAAAGCATTGATTGCAAAAGGATTTGATCCTGAGAAAATGAGTAAGTACGAAAGTGCAATTTTCCTACTTCAAAATATGTCCAATACCCTACGGCTTGAATATGACGAATACATGAAAAGTTGGGGGTTCAAAGGTAAAGCTTCCGAAATGACTTTCAAGATCAACAAAGACACTAAAGTTTACCTTGAACATGTAAGAAGCATGATTCACGAAAGTCAAGAACAAAACTTCTTCATTGATTACGAAGGGTTTGATGCTCAGTTCAGAGCATTTGCAAAGCTTGAAGATTTACAAGAAAAAGATACTAAACAATTAAACAACAAAGAGTTATGCTTAAATTAATCACTATCGGGCATCTTGGAAATGATGCAACAATCAAAGAGTGGAGCGGTCATACTTATGCTGCATTCTCAGTAGCTAATACCGAAAGTTACACTGATGGACAAGGAGTTAAACATGAAACGACAGAGTGGATTTCATGCTTAAAGCGAGTAAAGGATGGAAGTAGTGCTTTAGTTCCATTATTGAAAAAAGGCACTAAGGTTTATGTCGAAGGGCAACTTTCAAAGAAAATGTTTGAGAAAGCTGGTCAAATGACTTGTGGCCTGAACTGCAACGTTTCTCATTTGGAACTATTAAGTCCGAAACAAGCCGATTCTCAGGCTCAACAAGGACCTTTAAAAGCTGAACCAATACCAACAACCACCGAACCGCTTCCAAGTGCTAGTGAAGGTGAAGATTTGCCATTCTAATCATGACTTGGATTGACAGATCAAGGCCGAAAGGCGCAAAAGTTCAAAAATCAACACGAAGTAAGAAAGTAGAACGTCTCGATATAGTGTTTTCGAAATTCATTCGAAGACGTGATTGCAGTTTTACTTTTGGTCGTTGTATCAGCTGTGGAAAGATAATCAAGTTCGAAGATTGTGATTGCGGTCATTATGTGAACAGAAAACACATGTCAACCAGGTTTGACGAACACAATTGCAACGCTCAGTGTCGTTCCTGCAACCGTTTTGACGAAGGGAACATACAGGGCTACCGAAAGGGTTTGATTGCGAAATATGGCGAGAAAATAGCTGAATCACTCGAAATAAAGAAGTTCAACACCTGTAATTTGTCAGAAGTAGAAATTGACCTACTTTTTGTTCATTACAAGAAAAAATTGAAAGAAATTGAACAAAAACGCTAATTATTTTCATTTTTAACGCAAAAAGTGATTGTTATACACTCACTTTTTGCTACTTTTACATCACAATTCAATAATTAAGGCAAAAGCTCACAAGCGTGTGAATTTTTGAAAGAAAGCACTCCACACATTGCACCATTTCTTTCAAAGCCTTAGTTGTTGAAACAAAACAGTAGCAGAATGACAAAAGTAAAACTTTACACCGGTTACTTCGGTAATTTCAGAGCATTGCAAAACAACAATGTTTTAATGATTAGTATAAGTCGTTATCCTCCAAAAAATTGGACTGGACCTGTAATGTTGGAGTTAGCTCCTTTATCTTACATGTTGAAGTTTGGAGCCGAAGAATACGACAAGTTATTTGCTGAAAGAGTTCTAGGGGTTACAACTCCAAAAAACATTATTAAGCAGATTGAATGGATTGCCGAAAAAACAAATAGTACTAAAATTGCTCTTTGCTGTTTTGAAAAAGAACAAAAAGAATGTCACCGTTACAATGTGGCTCTTTGGCTTCAAAAAGCAGGTTTCGAGATTGAAGAATTCAAAGTTGAAACCAAAACCGAAATTGAAAAGCCAAAAGTTATTGATGCACAGACTTCACTTTTTGATTGAAGTAATATGGAAATCAAAAAAGAATTTATTGCAATATCAAAAGGATATTTTGTTTCCAAACAAGGGGTTGTTTATAGTCCGAAAGGAAATGTATTGAAATTATCAACTGCTCGTGGATATAGTAAATTTGAAATAAGAATTAATGGTGAAAAAGCATCTATAAGAGTTCATAGACTTCAAGCATTTCAAAAATTCGGAAGTGAAATTTATAAAGAAGGGGTTGAAGTTCGGCATTTTAATGGTATTCCATTAGATAATTCTTGGGAAAATATATTGATCGGAACAAGAAGTGAAAATCAAATGGATATTCCTAAGTTAGTAAGAAATACACGTGGATTGACTGGAACTAAAGAAATTATAAAATACCCTTTTGATCAGGTTTTGGAAATTAGAAAGTACCGTGAAGATGGTCATTCGTATAAGGAAATAATGGAAAGATATAACATTACTGATAGAAGTACTGTAAGTTATCTTATCAATAAACGAGTAATGTAATTACCCCCGTCCTTAGCTCAAGGAAAAGAGTACTCCACACTTTATGGAGGGGTTGGCTGCGTAACTCAGTCAGGGCGGACAAATAATTTAGCCTGTAGGCACGGAAAAGTAATGAAATGCGGGGAGTAATACGACTTCCCGCATAATTTTTTTAAGTACAAAAGTATGGCACTACAAACACCTGGAGCATTCTTTCTCGGAACGCTCGTTCCTTCTGAACAGAAGTACATGAAAACGATTTTGGAAAATGCACGCAAAGCAGGTTTCACACGTGTTGTTGAACCTTGTTGTGGTGCATTTGCTATGTCGCACCTAGCCATTCAGGCAGGATTTAAACCTGAACAGATAGAATCAAGTGATGTAACCATGTTCTCGTCAATTTTCGGTTATGCTATGATGGGAAAGTCTCTTGAAGATTTAGAGATTGAAGCAACCGGATTTTCGAAAGAAGAATTGCTTGATCCTGCAACCTCGCTTTACGCATTGATGTACTTGAAAACAATGATGACTGCAGGTAGTGATTTTTTTTATGCCATGCTCAAAGATTTGGAGCTTCGCAAAGAAGAACATATTGCTAAGATTCAAGAGCAACTGGATCGTGGAAAAGGATTGCTGCAAGGTTTCAATTACCGTCCTCTCGATATGTTTGAGCATATCAACGAAGTGATCAATGATGAAAAGACAATCATTATCGCGAACCCTCCAACATACACTGCAGGTTTTGAAAAGTGGTACGGAACAGGTGGAAACATGAACTGGAAAGAACCTGAGTATGGCATATTTGACCCAAAGACAGGATTAACCGATTTGTTCGAATTGATGAAAGGTGCAAAAGCACTGATAATTTGCTATGAAGAGAACGAAACGCAAAAGATGGCCGGCAAAGCTATCTTTACTCGTTACGGTGTTCGCAAAGGTTTCAATGTTTACCTAACTACCAACCAAGAAGAAAAGGCCGAAGCTCTTGCAGAGGGTAAAATGGTTGTTCGTTCCAATGAAAGCAAAATGTCACCGCTCGATTGCTCAACCCTCCCAACTGATTACGTAATTACTGAAAATTCCAAGATAGAATTCATGCAGGTTGAACCACAGTATTGCCAGTACTATCGTGGCATTTGGACTCACAACTTTGTAGGTGGTCAAGCCCAGGTAAATGTAGTTTTGCTTATTGACCGATATGTTGCAGGAGTGTTCGGTTATCAAATAGCTATTGGTGCCATGGTTCTGAAAGATTTGCTGATCATGTTTGGAATTACGATCCCGACAAAAAACTACCGATTGGGCCGATTACTCACCATGATAGCAACGAACCGGCAAACGCTGAAAGCAATGCTAACCGATTATCAAATTTCCCGACTTCATGGAGTTCAAACAACACAAATCACCAAGTACCCCGAATCAAAGGAAATGCGTGGTGTAATGAAGTTAGTTTCGAAAGAAAAAGGAAAGTTAGGCTACAAATTAATTTACAAAACCGAAATACAAGATCGTACCAAGGAAGAAACACTAAAGCTTTGGTTGAAAAAAGAAGAAACATGGAAACAGGAAAGAGCGAAAGCAAAATCACAACAGGAGTAGAATTACCTTCCGGAGTTACTGTACTTGCAGATTTAGGTTATGGAATCGTAGTTGCAAGAGTTGAAATAAATTTAATCCGTGAGCAGGATAAAAACGCTCACTTGATGAAACCTGAAATGTTTCGTCAATTGCATGAGAACATAAAAAAGAGAGGTGGGCTTGAAAGTTTACCTCTTTGTGCATTTACGGATAAAATAGAGGTTATCTCAGGACACCACCGTTTGAGAGCTTCAAAAGAAGCAGGATTGAAAGAGATAATTGTTTTGCTTGATATTACAGGGCTAACAAGAAGCCAGATTGCAGCAAAACAACTTGCACACAACGCCATTAATGGTTTCGATGATCCTTCAATGTTGAAAGAGATTGCCAAAATGATTACTGACGTAGACGACATGATTGAAAGTTTTATCGGAAAGGATGTAATAGGCGAACCACTTGCTGAATTGGAAAAGCTGTTGGCACCTATGGTGGACTTTGACTGGAAGCAATTACAGATTGTTTTCCTGCCACACCAATTGAAAGATTTGGAATTGCTCGTAAGTAAAACGCAAGGAAGTTTCGACTACATAGGCGCTGCATACATTGACCAGTATGAGCAATTAATGGAAACGTTAGCAAAGTATCAGAATTTCAAGAATGTAAAGAATCTCGGAACAGCCATGCATTCAATGATAAGCCTTGCCAATGCTGAAATGGAAGCTTCGGAATATGACGGAACGGAAGAATGGGTAACGTTATCACATTTGTTCGGTTCGGCAGCTATTCCCCAATCATTGAACGAAACGATGAAAAAAGTAATCGAAAAAATGAAAAAAGAAGGGGAGATTACCGAAAAGACAAAATGGAAATCACTAGAAGTACTAGCAAATCAATACTTAGGAGAATAGATTATGGGGAGACCAACTGATTATACACCTGACATTCATATACCATGGGTGCAAAGCCTAGCAATGGAAGGATTGATTGACAAGGAGATAGCAAAATGCATTGGCGTTTCAAGGTCAACATTGAAGCTATGGGAGAAGATTTATCCTGAGTTTTCGGACGCCTTAAAAATTGGAAAAGACTGTGCTGATGCTAAAGTACTTACTTCTTTGTTCAAAAGGGCTACTGGCTACACAGACAAAGAAAAGAAAGTAGTTATTGAGATGGATGCACAGGGCAACCAAAAGCCTGCACGAATTGAAACGACAGACAAACACATTGTTCCTGATGTAGGGGCGATTTGTTTTTGGTTGAAAAATCGCAGACCTGACGAGTGGCGTGACAAGAAAGATGTTGAACTTTCCGGTAATCCCTTTGAGGATTTAATGAAGTCTGCAACAGCAACCGATGATGAAGAAGAAGCAAGCAAATGACAAAGAAAAACAAATTGCAGTTTTCAAGTCATGGCAAGCTGATTGGAATAAATTTGTTCGGGAGGTCCTAAAGGCTCGACTGGACAAAGAGCAACAGGATATTATCAGGTCTGTTCAGCACAACAAGATGACTGCGGTTGCAAGCGGAACAGCGAGAGGTAAAGACTTCGTAGCTGCTTGCGCTTCTTTGTGTTTCTTGTATCTAACTCCTAAGTTTAATTCTAAAGGCGAACTGGTTGAGAACACAAAGGTAGCAATGACAGCACCTACAGGAAGACAAGTAACTAACATTATGGTTCCTGAAATTCGTAGGTTGATGCGTAACGCTAAATGTTTGCCCGGCAGGATCGTGTCTGGAGATATTCGAACAAGTTACGAAGAATGGTTTCTAACAGGTTTCAAGGCTGACGATAACAATACGGAAGCATGGTCAGGGTTTCACGCTGTAAATACCATGTTTGTTGCAACGGAAGCTTCTGGGATGTCTGAATTAATCTTTAATGCCATCGAGGGTAACTTGCAGGGAAATTCAAGGTTGTTGCTAGTATTCAACCCTAATGTTACGACTGGTTACGCTGCAAAAGCAATGAAATCAGACCGTTTCAATAAGTTTAGATTAAATTCACTACACGCTGAAAATGTAGTCAATCGAAAAGTAACGATACCGGGTCAGGTTGACTTTGAGTGGGTGAATGACAAGATAAAGAGTTGGTGCACTCCAATTGTTGAGAATGAATTCAATGAGGGAGATGGAGATTTTATTTGGAATGACGAAACCAACCTTAAACACTTCTATAGGCCAAATGACTTGTTTCGAGTAAAAGTACTCGGAATGTTCCCGAAAGTTGGTGAAGATGTTCTTATTCCTTACGAATGGATTGAACTAGCAAACCAACGTTGGTTGATTTATCAGGAAACAAATTCTACTGTTGATGTTCCTGTCCGGTTAGGTGTTGACGTTGCCGGTATGGGTAGAGATAAAAGCGTACTGTGTCCAAGGCGTGACAATTGGGTTGAAAAGTTCATAACACACCAGTCGGCAGGTAAGGCAGACCACATGCACATTGCGGGACTTGTAAAGAACTACATTAACCGTAAAGGTACGTTTGCATTCATTGACACGATTGGAGAGGGTGCGGGGGTTTATTCAAGGCTTTTGGAGCAGAACTTTTGGAATGCTATATCCTGCAAGTACTCCGAAGGAGCTAGTGGACTGAGTGATATAAACAACGTTTACACGTTCGCAAACATGCGGGCATTTTTATTTTGGTGTGTGCGTGACTGGTTGGACCCGAAGAATAAGAATAACCCTTGTCTTCCACCCGATGATGAATTCACCGAAGAAGCAACAGAGATAAGGTGGAAGTTTCAATCTAATGGCTCTATCCTTATCGAACCGAAAGAAGACATTGTGAAACGATTGAAACGCTCAACCGATAAGTTCGATTCACTTGCAAATACATTTTACCCTAGTGGTAATGGAACTATATTATCAGACGAAGATATTATTAACGATATGCTATAAAACTACATTATGACTGCAAAAGAAATTATCAGCAAAGACAGAAAGGTCGAAGATATAATCACAGACCTTAAGAACAAATGTGTGACTGTGATGTCATGGTCTAGTATTGAAAAGGAATACGACCCGAAGAAACACCCTATCAAAATCGACAAGAATTTGCGTAAGGACAAAGTCAAGAAAGATGGTTCTATCGACAAGGTTGCTCGGATCACTTACGGACTCCAAAAGCTGTCTACTCGTAGAATGACACAAATGGCGTTCTCTATACCTGTGAAAAGGATTTACAGTGTTGGCAATGATGAGACGAAGAAAGAACAGGCTAAGGCAATTGAACTTATTTACAAGTTGGCTCGTATCAATTCTGTGAACATGAAGCGTATGCACGCTTATTTTGCTGCTTGCGAAATTTGCACAGTTTGGTTCCCTGTGAAGAAAGAACAAAAACATAACAAGTACGGCTTTGAAACTAATTTTGAGTTGAAATGTCGTACTTACTCACCTATGTCCGAGAAGTTCTCCCGGCTTGAAAGTGCTACTCTTTACCCATTATTTGATAACCTTGGCGATATGATTGCTCAAAGTTTTGAGTATGTGGTTAGTGAAAACAAAAAGGATATTACCTAC